ACTACAAGGCGCGCAGGTTGCTCGGCAATCTGCTCGGTCTGATGACGGACGCTTCGCACCTCTCATGGACGTCCTGCGGCGACCGGCGATGCCTGGCACCTGAACACCAGCGGTACGGGACGACATCAAGGCGAACGGCCAGCGCGAGCCTATCTGGGTGTTCGACGGCCAGATCATCGACGGCCGCCACCGCGCGCAGGCTTGCGAAGAGATCGGGATCGAGCCCGCCGTGCGCGAGTACGACGGGGAAGAGTCCGGCCTGGTCGGGTTCGTCGTGTCGCTGAATCTGCACCGCCGGCACCTGGACGACGATCAGCGCCGCATGGTCGGCGCGAAGATCGTGACAATGACCCAAGGCCGGCCGTCCGAAACTTCGCAGATTGCGAATATTTCACGCGAACAAGCAGCAGAACTCGTCAATGCAGACGTGCCGGGAATCGACCGCGCTCGAAAAGTGGTAAAGCACGGCGCGCCCGAGCTGGTGGCGGCCGTCGAGCGCGGCGAGGTTTCGGTCAGCGCGGCGGCGAGTGTCGCAGAGGCCCCGAAAGAGCGCCAAGTCGAGATCGTCGCGCGCGGCCGTGACGAGATTCTCGCGGCTGCCAAGCAGATCCGCATCGAGCACGCAGAGCGTCGGCGCGCCGAGCTTGCGGCGCTCAAGTCCGAGCGCCCACCGCTGCCGGACGGGCGATTCGAGACCATCGTCATCGACCCGCCCTGGGAAATGCAGAAGATCGAGCGCGATGTCAGGCCGAATCAGGTTGCCTTCGACTATCCGACGATGAACGAAGCCGAGCTGGCAGCGTTCGGAGTCCCTGCCATGGCGTCTGATGACTGCCACCTGTTCTGCTGGACGACGCACAAGCACCTGCCAATGGCGCTTCGGCTGCTGGAGTCATGGGGGTTCAGGTACGTCTGCACGATGGTCTGGCGCAAGCCCGGCGGCTTCCAGCCGATCGGCCTTCCTCAGTACAACTGCGAATTCGCGCTATACGCCAGGCGAGGGGCGCCGCAGTTCATCGACACCAGGGCGTTCCCGGCTTGCTTCGAGGCGCCGCGGCGCGAGCACATGATTGCGTGCCGAGTCCGACGCGCCGGCTACGCAGATCGCTATCCGTTCGAGTTCACCATCAGATCGCACCGCGACACAGGCGCCAAGACCGAGCTTGAGAAGCTTGTCGACGGATGGGGCGACTGGATGTTCTACGGCCACGAGGACGGCCTGGCCAGCTTTTCCAGGTGGTGGCTGATCGACCTTCACTCTTGGCGCGCGGCGCTAATCCGAGATAGCGCATCGCGCAGGGTCGGACGGGACAGCGGTCTCGTTTGGCATCAGAAATCGAATGGCGATGGCACGCACTTCGTGTCGTTCGATCTTCGTAGTTTCCCATCGGAGCCTCCAATCCTCGTTGGCTCGTCGCATCCGATTCCGTCAAGGATGGCGGCGTGAGCACGCGGATCATGGCCTTGTGCTGGCCGCTCAAGATGCCGCCGACGGCGAAGGCCGTCCTGATCTCGCTGGCGGACAACGCCAACGACGCCGGCTACTGCTGGCCGTCGCTCGAGTCGATTTGCGAACGCACTTGCTTCGGCCGGACTGCCGTGATCGCGGCAATCAAGTGGCTCGAGGAAGCCGGCTTCCTGGTTGCGAATCGCTCGAACGGCCGGCATACGACGTACATGGTAGTGCCTGCCAACCAGTCCGCCACGCGAACCGGTACGGCAGGCGGACCGGTACGGCAGACGGACTCAACCAGTCCGCCTCCCGGACCGGACCAGTCCGCCAGGCGGACTCTAACCGTCAAGAACCGTCAAGAACCGTCAGGAGAGGGAGAGCGCTCGCGCGGCTCGCGCCTACCCGCCGATTTCCCGACGCCGACCGAGATTGCGTTTTGCCGAGCCGAGCGTCCCGACCTGGACGCCGGCCTGCTGGCGGCGAAGTTCCGCGACTACTGGCTCGGCGTACCCGGTGCCAAAGGCCGCAAGTGCGACTGGCCGGCGACTTGGCGCAACTTCGTTCGCAGCGAGTTTTCGCGCGCGCCGCCTGCCAGAGCCTCGCCGAATCGTGCCGAGCGTCTGTCCGCAACCGTGGCCGCATTGACTGGCCGCACCCCTCAAGCCGAGGTTATCGATGTCACCGAAACCGCTTCCGTCCGCCTGGGTTGATCGGCTTTTCAGCCGGCTGGCCGCGTTCTACGGCAGCCAGAAGCTGGCGACGATGTGGGTCGATGCCGACATGGCCGAGGTCAAGGCGGTATGGGCCGAGCAGCTCGGCCGATTCGAGCCTGCGTCGATCTCGGCGGCGTTGCAGCGGCTTATCGACTCGGGGAACCAGTGGCCGCCGACGCTGCCGGAGTTCGTCGAGTTGTGCCGGCAAGCGGCGGTCGGCAGGCAGCAGGCGCAGCCATTCGACGCGCTGCCTGCGCCGGGTCAGTCGAAAACCGACGTCGAGACGGCCAAGCAGCGCGTCGCCGAACTGATGCGCTCGCTGGCCGCGGCCAAGCGGATGCCGACATGACCTGCGCCACCTGCCGCCACGCCAAGCGAGTCGGACCCGTGCTCTGCTGCCTGCACCCGTCCGAGCCGCAGCGCGACATCGGTCCTCGAGCGGCGTCGGTCGTCTGGCGCAACCGCTGCGGCGGCAAGGGGTGGGCGAAGTGATCGTGCTTCCGTGGCCGCCGCGCGAACTCTCGCCGAACGCTCGCGTCCACTGGGCGGCAAAGGGCCGCGCAGCCAAGTCGTACCGCTCGGCCTGCTTCTGGATCGCCAAGCGTGACGGCAAGCCGCTCGACCACGACGGCCGTCTGCACGTCCTGGTCGAGTTCGTCCCGCCGGATCGCCGCAGCCGCGACCGCGACAACATGCTGGCGTCGATCAAGGCCGGGCTGGACGGTCTGGCCGAGGCGCTCGGGGTCAACGACTCGCGGTTCGATCTGACGATCCGCGTCGCCGACGAAATCGGCGGCATGGTGCGGGTGAGCGTTTAACATGGAACCGAGCCGTGACCGACGAACCCTTCCGCGTCGAGCTCGACGGCCGCGACTGCGGGCGTGGCGTGATCCGCGAGTCCGACTGCGGCTGGGCGTTCGGCTGGGAGCGTCCCGACGGCTGCATCACCTCCGGCGGTCCGTTCGAGACGCCCGAGGCGGCGGGCGAGCGGCTCATGGATTGCGTCACCGGGTGGTACGCGAGCCTGCAATGAACGGCATCTGCGCCATCCTCGCCGACCGCGAGCGCACCGACGCGCCGCGGCCGATGATGCGCCCGGCCCCGCGCCGCGAACTGCTGCTCTGGTGGCTGTCCAAACGCAGCCTGTCGGCGCGCGAACTGGCCGAGCGCACCGGAGTTCCGATCGAGCTGGTCTGGGTGCTGCTCACGCAAATGCGCCGCGACCGCCAGATCGTCGTCGCCTACCGCAAGTCCGTCGAGTACGCGATCGACGGCTCCGGGCGCAAGCGCCACGTCGTCAACTGCTACCGGGCGAGGGTGACGCTGTGAGGGCGCTCACCGCACAGCAGGAAGCGTTTGCCCAAGCCATCGCCGACGGGATGAGCCAGGCGGACGCGTACCGACACGCCTATCCCAAGTCCCTCAAGTGGTCGCCGGACGCGTTGCACCCGCAGGCCAGCCGCATGGTCGCCGATCCCAAGATCGCCGCAAGAATCGCCTCGTTGAAGGCCGCGATCGCCGAAAAGGCACTGTGGACGCGTGAGCAGTCGGTCAAGGTGCTTGCCGAGGTTGCGGTGCGGGCCGAGAAAGACGCCGATCGCGTGCGCGCGGTGGCCGAACTGAACAAGATGCACGGGTTCGAGGCAGCGACCACGATCGTCCACAAGGGACCGAACGGGCCGATCGACGTCCGGCGCGTGCATGACGTGACCGATGACGAGCTCGCCCATATCGCCATCACAGGCCGCGGCTGAACTGCTGCGCCGCCGCCGTGCCCGCGCATCCCTCGTCGCCTACGCCAACGCGATCGAAGTGCCGGGCAAGCCGGCCAGCGACGAGCCCGACGAATGGCTGTTCCAGCCGATCGAGACCAGCGTTACCGCGCACCATCGGCTGCTGCTCGAGGCGATCGAGCGCACCGCAGCCCGCAGGCACGGCCGGCTCATGGTGTTCATGCCGCCGGGCAGCGCCAAATCGACGTACACGAGCGTGGTCGCGCCCACGTGGCTCATGGGCAAGCACCCGGGCTACCGGATCATCCTCGCGTCCTACGGATCGGACCTGGCGCGGCGGCACGGCAGGCGAGCTCGGCAAATCTGCCGCCAGTCCGGGTTCTCGGCGATCTTTGGCGCGGGCATCGCCGCCGACACGTCCGCGGCCGACGAATGGGCGCTGACGAACGGCTCCGAGTACCTGGCGGGCGGCATCCTGTCGGGCATCACGGGCAACCGCGCCAACGGGCTGCTGATCGACGACCCGGTGAAGGGCCGCGAGGATGCCGACTCGGAGGTGATCCGCAAGAAGACCCGCGAGGCATTCGACGACGACCTGATGACGCGCCTGATCCCCGGCGGCTGGGTGGTGCTGGTGCAAACCCGCTGGCACGAGGCGGACCTTGCCGGCGGCATCCTGCCCGAGAAGTACGACGGACGATCGGGCATGATCGAGTGCCGCGACGGGCAGACGTGGGAAGTGCTGTGCCTGCCGGCGCAGGCCGAACGAGCCGACGACCCGCTGGGGCGCGCGCCCGGCGAAATGCTCTGGCCGGAGTGGTTCGACGAGCGCCACTGGCAGAACTTCCGGGCCAACCCTCGCACCTGGTCGTCGCTCTACCAGCAGCGGCCCGCGCCCGATTCCGGCGGGTACTTCGAGACCGCGAAGATCGCCCGCTACGGCATCGCGCCGCGCGGGATGGTCGTGATCGGTGCGTCGGACTACGCCGTGACCGAGGACGGCGGCGACTACACCGAGCATGGGGTGATTGGCGTTGACCACGAATCGCGCTGGTACCTGCTCGACTGGTGGCGCGAGCAGGCCCAGTCGGACGTGTGGATCGAGCGCCAGATCGACCTGATCGACAAGTGGAAGCCCGCGATCTGGTTCGGCGAGTCGGGTGTGATCCGGCGGGCCGTGGAGCCGTTCCTGCTCAAGCGGATGCAGCAGCGCGGCGTGGCCTGCTGGCTCGAGTGGCTCGCGTCGATCCACGACAAGCCCACGCGCGCGCGGGCGCTGCAGGCGCTGGTGGCGATGGGCTGGCTGTCGGTGCCGGAGGGCAAGCCGTGGGTGCCGGCGTTGATGGACCAGCTGCTTGCGTTCCCGGCCGGCGCGTTCGACGATGGCGTGGACGTGCTCTCGCTGGCGGCGCGCGGAATGCAGAAGTTCGGCCGGGGATTGGCTCCGGTGCAGCCGAAGGAGAGGTCGATACCGCCCGCGCTCGGGGTCGTGCCGGCCCGGGTGCTCGATGCGCCGGCGGAGCGGCCGAGGAGCTGGTACAAGGCTTGATGGTGGATTAAGCCAATCCGGGGGTTGTACACATCCCCCGATGAAGCTCATCGCCAGCCTGCGCGAGACGCGCCGTTCGCTCGACCTGGGCGAACTGATCGCCATGAACACGCCGCGCGCGCGGTTCGAGGGATACGACGACCTGCGCGACGAGCGCGGCGACATCCGCCGGTTCCGCGTGTACTCGGTCGAGGGCTGCCTGTTCGACGGCCAACCGATCATCGTGCCGGCGGCGCTCTCCGCACTTGCTGCCGATTCGCTCGCGCACGACGGGATCATGACGACGATCCAGCGCGGCAAGCTCGCGCTCGCGTCGCTCGACTCCGAGGTGGATCGGGACATGGACGTTCGGCCAAGCCAGTCCGCCGGCCTGTCCGGTGAGCAGCGGGTCAAGATCGAACGGATGCTCGCCGACAAATGACCGACGAACAGGCCAAGCCCGAGACTGACCCGCGCGACGCGGCGCTCATCCGCCGGTATCAGGCGGCGATCGAGTCGGCGATCGACGACAACAAGCCGAGGCGCCAGCGCATTGCGGAACTGGAAAAGTACGTCCGCGGCGTCCAGCACATGGACGACGAGGCGGTGCGCGACCCGGAGGAAGTGCGGGCGAACCTGATCCTCGGGATCATGCAGACGCTGGTGCCGCTGTACTACGCGAAAGACCCCGAGATCGACGTCGCGCCCGAGGAGCAGGTCGTCGACCAGTCCTACGAGGCGCTCGACACGTTCTGCGCGACGATGGAGATCGTGCTGAACCGGCTGTTCGTGCGCGACGGCAAGTTGAAGCGCCGCATCACGCGGGCGATCCCCTCGGCGATGACGGCGGGCGTCGCATGGCTCAAGGTCAGCTACCAGCGGGACTATGCGCGTGATCCGGTGATCGTCAACCGCATCGCCGACACGCAGGACAACCTGGCGCGCATCCAGAGTCTGACCGACCAGGTGCAAGCGCCGGACGCGATCGACCGCGAGGCGAAAGAGGCCGAGCTGCGCGACCAGCTCGCGGCACTCGAAGCGCAGGTCGAAGTGCTGCTTGAGGAAGGGCTGGTGATCGACTTCGTGTCGGACGCGGACATCCTCATCCTGGACGAATCGCTGACCACCTTCAGCGAGTACCCGCAGGCCCGGGCGATCGCGCACCGGATCGTGATGACCTGCTCGGACTTCGAGGACCGCTTCGGCAAGAAGCCGGTGGGCGCGAAGTACGCCGACAAGCGCGACGCGATGGCGGGCAAGCAGGGGCAGTCGAAGCGCGACCGGCAGCAGTTCGTGATGGTGTTCGAGATCTGGGACCGCCGCGCGCAGACGATCTACACGGTGGAGTTCGGCGCGAAGGAATGGGCGCGCGAGCCGTATCGGCTGGAGCGCAACGGGCGCCGCTTCTACCCGTTCTTTGCCATCTACTGGAACGAGGTGGATGGGCAGTTCTACCCGGTGGCTGACGTCGAGCAGTGGGCGGGGTTGCAGGACGAGTACAACAGCATGCGCACGCAGCTTGCGCAGGCGCGGCGCGAGAATCGCCCCGGGTTCGCGTTCCGCAAGGGTGGCGCGCTCACCGACGAGGACGTGGACGCGATCGTGAACCGGCGCGGCCGTCAGGCGGTGGGCGTGACCACGAACGGCAGTCAGGCGCCGCTGGCGGGAGAGATCGTGCCGTTCCCGGCCGTGCCGATCGACCCGGTGAGCTACGACACGACGCCGATCCTGCGCGACCTCGAGCAGACCTCGGGCGCCTCGGACGCTTCACGCGCGTCCATCCAGAAGGCGAAGACCGCCACCGAAGCGGAGATCCAGGCGCAGGGCATGCAGTCCCGCACCAGCTACCGGCAGGACACGCTGGAAGGGTATCTCACCGAGATGGCCGAGTACGCGGCGCAGATTCTGCTGCAGGAGCTGGCCGAGCCGATGGTCGAGCGCATCGCCGGCCCGGGCTACGTGTGGCCGACGCTGCCGCGCGACGACATCTTCGATCTGGTCAAGGTCGAGATTCGCGCCGGCTCGACTGGCAAGCCCAACCGGATGCAGGAGCGCGAGCAGTGGGTGCAGTTGGCGCCGCAACTGATGAGCTTCATGCAGCAGGTGATCCAGTTCCGTCAGGCCGGGCTGAACGACCAGGCCGAGGGCGTGATCGAGTTGCTGCGCGAGACGCTCAAGCGGTTCGACGAGCGCATCGACATCGGCAAGTTCTTCCCGCCGCTGCCGCCGTTGCAGCCCCAGATGCCACAGATTCCGGGCGCCATGCCCGACCAGATGCCGCCCGAAATGGCGGTTCAACCCCCTGCGGGCTTGCCCGCTGAACTTCCCGTAGGAGCCTAGTCATGTCCGGTACCAAGTACACCATCGCCCTCGACGCCACGGTTCGCTCGCCCGAGACGTACCCGATCGAGGCCGGCGAGACCATTCGCATCATCACGCCCGCCTCGAGCACCGCGAAGCTGGAAATCAGCTACGACGGCGGCGCGACGTGGAAGAACTGGGCGTTCGGCACGCAGGCGCAGTCGCTGACCAAGAACGAGGTGCTCCTGAAGCGCTGCCTCGTGCGGGCGACGTGCGTGACCGGCACCGCGACGTTCGAGGCCGATCTGGCGGCGTCCACCGAGGCGCACGCGCGGGTGATGATCGGCACGGGCACGCCGGCCTCGCTGGTCGCGGCGGCCCCCGGCACGCTGTTCCTCGCCATCGGCGGCGGCGCGGCGACGACGCTGTACATCAAGGGCTCGGGCACCGACACGAGCGGCTGGCTGGCCGTCACCGGCGCCTGATGAGCGCGGCGCGGGGCGCAGGCTCCGCGCCAGTCCTGCAACCCAACGAGGTAGCCAATGGCCGATGAAGTCGATCCGCAAGCCGCCCCCGACGCAGCCGCGCCGGTCGAGCAGCCTATCGCCGAAGGAAGCGCCCCCGAAGCCGCCGCGCCCGAGCAGTCCATGCTCGACGCGATCGGCGCGGCGCTGAAAGACGACGAACCGTCAGCGCCCGCCGAGGGTGGCGACGACCGCCCGCGCGGGCCGGATGGCCGGTTCCTGCCGAAAGACGCGCAGCCCGACCCGGCCGCGCCCGCCGATCCGGCGAAACCCGCCGAGGCCAAGCCCGCCGAGCCCGCCAAGTCCACGGAGGACGCGTTCAAGGAGCCCGAGGGGCTGTCCGAAGGCGCGCAGGAGCGATTCCGCTCGCTGGTGGGTATGGTGCGCGAGCGCGACGCGCGAATCGAGCAGGCCGAGGCGCAGGTCGGCGAGATGCGACAGGCTGTCGAGGGCTTCCAGAGGATGATCGTCGACAGCGGAGCGAACGACCAGGAGCTGGTCGCGCTGTTCGACTTCGCAAAGGCGATCAAGTCCGGCAACTGGACGGCCGCCGAGCCGATGCTGGCGCACCTCACGCAGCAGTATCGCGTGGCGATGGGCCGCGACCCGAACGGGGCGGACCCGTTCAGCGCGCACCCCGATCTCGCGCAGGCTGTGCAGGAGGGCAAGATCACCGCCGAGGCCGCGCGCGAGGTGCTCCGGGCCCGCCAAGTGCTCGCCGACGAGCAGCGCCGCACGCAGGCCGCCCAGGCCGAGCAGCAGACGCAGCAGCAGTACATCGCGGGCGTGCAGCGCGCAACCGCCGAGGTCGGGCAGATGGTCCGCCAGTGGTCGGCGACCGATCTGGACTGGCCGAAGAAGCAGGCGATGCTGCAGACGCAGGCCGTGGAGATCGCCAAGGCGCTGCCGCCCGAGCAGTGGGGGTTCGCGCTGCAATCGGCCTACAAGCTGATCGGCGAGACGCTCAAGGCGAGTGCGCCGGCCCGTGCGACGCCGGCCGCCGGTGCGCAACCGCTGCGGCCGTCGGCGGCCAGTGCCGGGCGGCGCGAGCCGTCGAACATGGCCGAGGCGATCAGCGCAGCGCTGGGCAACGGCTGAACCGAGTTCTCCTCCTGGCGCGGTTCCCGTCTGTCTGCTGCGCCCCTCGCCCGCTTCGGCGGGCGTTTTCTTTTGTGGATTAAGCCAATCGCCCTTTGGCAGCGTGGCGACTGACTGTATCCGGGGATCGTCGCCCGGGCACCGCCCGACGTGATCGGCTGTTTTGCGGCTCGCCACCGCGAATCGGAGCGGCAACACCGCACTCGTTCGCATCCACAGGAGCCCATCATGCCGTTCACCGTGAACCAACTGGC